CTATGGCTGCTGTACTCAAAGGCGTTACTGTGTTGTTTGGCGTGGCCGTCCAATCGGGCATCTCCAACTTCCTCTGCCAGTCGGTGTCCTGCGACAAGGTTTTCGAGCTCAACGACAAGGCCCCCGACGAGGACGGCAAGACTGTCACCCTGCGGTACGACAACCCGGAGCGCACCGGCACTGTGGAAGGCATCGCCAAGACGGCCGACATGCCTGAGATTGGCGCGGCCATCACTGTTAAGCTGAAGACCGACACGGGCCCCTCCAACGAGGTCAACGGCGTGATCGAGGGCGTCTCGGAGAAGGGTTCCAACAAGGACTTTGTCCGGGTTTCTATCAAGTTCCGCCAGCTTGATAGCATCGCGTCCTACGTCTAAGACTAGCGGGCATGGACGCCCGCTTCATCAACGCCTTTACCGACCCGGCCCAGGTTAACATCCTGGGCTACGTCGTTTATCCCTTCTGCCTGAAGTACCGCGTGCGCCTGCACGCCATCGGCTCGCCCTTTGTCGAGCAAGCGGACTTTACTGCCACCCAACTGCTGGCCGCCATCAAGACGTGCGCCGAGCTTCCCATCGACGACGTGACCGGGCAGGACAAGGCCACGCTGATCCAGTGGCAGCGCGACCCCGAGCTCTACATAAAGACGGCCCGGGACTTCCGCAGCTACATGCTGGAAACCCATTGGCCAAAGTTTTGGGAGACGGACCAAAACAAGAAGGCCGCCGGCACGGGCATGCCCTGGATACTCAACCTAGTGGCCAACCTGATCGCCAACGGCATCGACGAGAAGCGGGCGTGGGAGATGCCCGAGTGTCAGGCCATCTGGATGAGCACGGCCTTCTCGGGGCTCAAGGGGGTGGAGGTCAACGTGATGACCACGGAGGAGGAGGAGGCCATGGCGACCTTTACGACTTCCCAAGGTTGAAGACCTACCCATGGCCCAAGTCGTAGAATACCAAATCAAGGGCACGTCCGACGTCCCGCAGCAAACGGCCAAGGCCAAGACGGCCATGTCGGAGCTGGACCGCCAGGCGCAATCGGTGACCAAGAAGTTCAGCGAGTTCGGCAAGGACTTCATACTGGGCTTCTTCGCCCCCATGGTGCTTTTGCAGAGCGCCATCAATTTTGTGACCGCCTCCATCGAGGCCCGCAAGCGCGAGGTAAAGGAAGCGCTGGACTTTGCGAGCACGGCCGAGGCCAAGCTCTACGCCAGCCAGCAGGAGATTGAGGCGGCCCAGCGTCGCAAGGATCAGAAAAAGGTTGAGGAGGATAAGAAGACGGCCGAAGGCATGAAAGAGCAGGCCCGCGCTCAATTCTTCAAGGAAACTCCCGAGGGTCGTGCGTTTCTTGAGCAGCAGCTCAAAGACCCGTTCTCAGGCCTATCCGCCGCCAGCATGAACGTAAAAGGCGAGTTCGATATCGACCGCGTGGCTACAATCCTAGCCAAAGAGAATAAGGTCCTGTCTCCTGCCATGCAGGCCGCCTTCGACAAGTTCTTCGGCGCCTCGGCCGAGCAGCGTGCGGCCAAGAAGGCGGAGGAAGACGCGGCCAAGGCCGGGGCCAAGGCGGCAGTGTTCGCCGGCGACAACAGCGTCTTCGGCATCGGCAACTCGCCCCAGATGAACATCCTGAACCAGCAGGTCGAGCTGCAGAAGCAGGCCAACGAGTACCTGGCGGTGATCGCGGCCTCCGCCGGCGGCCCGGGCGACTTCACCAAGGACCAGACGGGGGGCATGGCCTCTCAGGTCAACTACAAGGACTATACCAAAACTGTCTAACCCATGGCCTACATCAACAAAGGCAACACCCTGACCGCCCTGCTCCTGCAGGCTGGCTACAGCATCCGCGACGACGGCTACGGCCTGTGGACGGGCAAGTGCACTTTCCTCCTGGACAAGTCCATGACGGGCGCGGCGCTGGCCGGCCTGATCCAGCGAGGCGAACCCCACCCCGACGCCACGTATTCGGCGTTCATGACCTGCAACAACATCGAGGTCGTGCACGGGAAGAACCGGATTTGCACCATCACGGCGGACTACGTGGGCATCAGCGCGGACGGCTACGCGGCCAGCGACATCACGTCCCCCAACGTCAGCGGCGCGGTGAGCACGACGAGCGAGGGCATCGAGACGCACCCGAACTTCTTTGAGGCTACCATTGGCGCAGACGCCATCGCCGGCGTCGGCACCGGGACGGCCATTGCCCCGATCTACGAGGCCAGCACATTCAAGGCGAAGACCAGCGACGCGGCGACCCTGTACAAGGGCGACAACGGGGCGCACTTCACCCAGAAAACGGGTGGCCAATTCGTCGGCTTCCTCGATCCGCAGTACCCGCTGTACTACGGCCGCAAGTCCTACCTTTCCCCGCAGACGGGATTTTCTGGCGTCATCTACACCACCGACAGCGACGTGGTCAACGCAATGCGGGACGCCGTTGGCCGCTCGTCGAGCACCAGGGACTGGAACGGCATCCTCCCCAACCTGCTGCCTGACTACGTTGGGACGACCTTCTTGAGCACGCCGATCGGCGCCGGCTCCGCCCTTCCGCAGCTCCTGCTGGCCAGCGTCAACTTTGAGGACTTCGGCCTGAACGTAAAGAAAATCAACTACACCATCCGCTTCAACGCGGAAGGCTGGGTGACTGCGGTGCACCCCGAGCTCTGATGCAACCCGGCTTTGGCTATAACCTGACCAGCGGGCAGGCCGGCGTCACCCTGGCCATCGACGACCCGCAGCTTGCGGGCGACCCCGAGCAGTTCCGCGTCACTGTCATCAAGACGGGCTCGGGCTACGGGGTGCAGTGCCGCAAGGGTTTCGTGCATTGGCTAGGGTATCGGGCTTCTGACCCTTTCGTTCAGGCCAGTTTTCAGGGCGAGGTCCGCAAGTTTTTCTGCTTCCCTGACGGCTCAAAGACAACCGGGCCTTTCACCGAGTCCAAGGACAGCCCGCTGGTTGACTTGGGCGGGTACGTCCAGATCCAGCCGGCGAGCGTCGAAGGCGGGTCCGACAACTGGAAGGTGTGCCTGATTGGCTGCGCAAACCTTGAGTCCCCAATCGTGCCTTACCTAGCCATCTTCGCGGACGACTCCGACGCGGATACTAAGAGCAGGTTTTTCAACGGAGCCAGCGACCAGATTATCGTGCGCAACCTGTTGCCGCGAACCATCCTTGACGTCGAGACACCGGGCGGGACTTCTACCATTAACTTTAGTTCGGGCGGTGAGCTTCGCCCGTACAACTACAACTGCCAGCGCTACCTAGTGGCCGACCTGACTTTCGAGGGCGACACCTTTGTCGTGCAGCAGTTCATGCTCGGGCAGTTCACCATGCCCTACCCCGTCAACTATCAGGGCGACTTCCCTTACATCGGGGAGGACGGCCCACCCGTCTGGGTAGCCAACCCTTTCTACGAGGACAAGCTGACGGACTGGCACGGAGCCTGGTCTGGATATACAAAGAACTCGTCAGGGGCTACGGCGGAAATCGTCGTTTAACCCCCGCCCAAGGTTAAGAAGATGAGCAACACTGTGACCTTCAAGCGCGGCACGACCTACTCGGGGACTGTGACCTACACCCCGGCGGCAGGCGGCCCCGCGAACCTCCTCACCACGACTGTCACGTCCGACATCATCGACTCGGCTGGGGTGGTCTACCCCTGCACGATCACCATGGCGCCCAACGGACTGTCCTTTGTGGCCTTCCTCCCCGCCTCGACCACGGCCGGCTTCGCCCTTGGGTCCGCCCGCAGCGACATTAAGTTCGTCTACGGCGGCACGACCTTCTTCTCCGACACCTTCCGCCTGACTGTCATCGACCAGGTGACGAACTAAACCATGTCCTCCATCTCCGTTTCCTCGCTGGTACTGGGTTCCCTGTCCGTTGAGGTCGAAGGGAGCAACAGCACCCTGGCCCTCTCGGTGCTGGCCACGGCGCCGGCGGTCCTCTCGGTTGAGCTGGGCACCCCGGGCGCGCAAGGCCCTGCGGCGACGATTGCCGTCGGCACGACCACGACCCTCTCCCCTGGGGCGGCGGCCACTGTGGTCAACGCGGGGACTTCCTCGGCGGCGGTCTTCAACTTCGGCATCCCTGCCGGCCTGAAGGGCGACACGGGCAACACCGGGGCCACGGGTGCGGCGGCGACCATCGCGGTGGGCAGCACGTCCACGGGTGCGGCAGGATCGTCGGCCAGCGTGGCCAACTCTGGCACCTCTTCGGCGGCGGTATTCGACTTTACCATCCCGCGCGGGGACAAGGGCGACAAGGGCGACACCGGCAACACGGGGGCCACGGGCAGTCAAGGCCCTGCTGGCACGGCGGCCACGGCCACGGCAGGCACCACGACGACGGGAGCCCCGGGAACCTCGGCCTCGGTGGTCAACGCGGGCACGACCAGCGCGGCGGTCTTCAATTTCACCATCCCTCGCGGCGACGTGGGGGCGACGGGCGCGACTGGGGCCACGGGTGCGGTTGGCCCTGGCGTGGCGGCTGGTGGTACGACGGGCCAGTTCCTCCAGAAGGCGAGCGGGACGGATTACCAGACCGCTTGGGCGACCATCGTTCCGGGTGACCGCTACCTGACGAGCTCGACGACCTCGCTGACAATCGGCAACGGCACGAAGTCCCTGACAGTTGGGACGGGGCTCTCGTACACGACGACCCAGAACGTGACCATCACCTTCGACGCGTCGAACCATATGCACGGCGAGGTGCTGACGTACAACGCCGGGACGGGTGCGATGACTGTGGACGTGAACCACCACACGGGCTCGGGCACCTATGCGGTGTGGACTGTGAACGTGGGCGGCGTGACGCCTGTTACCTCGACGACGTGGGGCACCATCACCGGCACGCTCTCGGCGCAGACCGACCTCCAGACGGCGCTCGACGCGAAGCTCGCCAAGGCGTCGAACCTCTCCGACCTGACCAACGCCGGGACGGCCCGGACGAACCTCGGCCTCGGGACGGCGGCCGTGGAGCCCGCGACGAAGCTCGTCCCCGCCGGCGGGACTACGGGCCAAGCCCTGGTTAAACTCTCAAACGCCGATTGGGATGACGGCTGGGCGACTATTTCAAGTGGCGGCTCTACCGCGACGATCTACACCACCCCGGGCACCTATACCTATACCATCCCCGCAGGGGCGACCAGCCTGATGGTCTACGCGTGGGGCGCTGGCGGCGGCGGTGGGGCTGGTGCTCGCAACGCTACTAACGCTATCCGAACGGGCGGCGGTGGTGGCGGCCCTGGCGGTTATGCTGAGTTTCATCTCCGCGTTGCCTCTCTTGGATCTAGCATCCAGGTCGTCGTGGCGGCTGGCGGCCCTGGCGGAACCCTGAATACGACCAACGCAAGCGTCGGCCAAGACGGCACCCGCACCAGCACGCG